TGGTAATCTTATTCAACATGGTGTCACACAGCATGAATTAGAAGTGGCAAAAGGAAATTGCAAGGGGAAAACTCTATTGAATATACAATCAATGGACATACTCGCAGAATATAATGGTATTCATGCAGTATTAGGCTCAAATGATGTAAATTTTATAAAAGTATATGATACCTACATTGCACAGATTACATGTAAACAGATTCATAGTGCTATACGTAAATATATGACATATGACCGCCTTATGGTTGGAATTGTGCATAAAGATGCAATTCCTAAAAATAAAATTGAAAGTTTGTTTCAACATTTTAAATAGGTAGCGAAACGGCGTTTTCTGCAATTATGTACAGCAAAGAGGTGATTTCTGGCGGCGAGACCCAATATCATTATCAGGATGAGACTGGGAAGAATATTATGGGGAAAAAATTAACCTTAGCAGAGTTGAAAGCAATCCCTGCAGGATATGGTGGACGCATCGGTGTTATTCCATGGTGTATCGTGGACAATACCAAATATCATATCTTGTGCGATATTCATTGGCAAAAGAGAGGAAAAGAGGGGAATGTGATGGGTGATTTGGGCGGCGGAATTAAACGCCATCAGACACCATATGCTGCATTGCACAATGAGCTTCGTGATGAAGTGCCTGAATGGTTTGATATCTTACACACCCAATTAGAAAATAGCCCAATTGACATTCATAGCATTGAATATCTTCATGCACCGCATTATAATGTGCGGTATTCTATTACTATTTTCGTAGATATTACTCCGTATATTAAGCTATTAAATGAACTATTTAGTGCATCTAAGGAAATTCATGGACTACATGCATTTAATGATTTCGATGATATGTTATTATTAAATACAAATATGAATTATGGGTTAATGTATTTCAAGGATTACATTGTCTATCAGCATTTATGCAATGAACGTGAAAAACAAAAGCGGGAAGAGGAGGAGCGTAAAAAACAGGAAGCGGCAAAGCATGCGGCAAAGGAAGCGGCAAATGCAATTGCCAGAGAATTGGCATTGCAACATCAAATTGCAATTCAAAAACATATGGCTGTACAACATCTTGCTGCACAACAGCTTGCAATTCAAAAACATATGGCTGTACAACAATATCACATGCAACAACAGCAAATAAAACAACAGCAAATATGGGCACAACATCAAATGTGGATGCAACATCAAATGCAAATGCGGATGTGGATGCAATCACAGAATATAAACACCATGTAAGATACAAATAGTAATGGAGAATACTCCCATCATCCTAACAGGTCCACCTGGCTGTGGAAAAAGTTATTGGATTCAACAATATGCGCAGAAACTGAAAAAACAGCTTTTTATTTGTCCCTGTCGCAAGGACCGAACATTACGTGATGGCCGACAGAAATTGCATATTTGGGCACGACGAACAGAACCATCCATTCTGTGGTTGGAGGGAGCAGATGATGTAACTCCTGAAGCACAAGCATTTCTTCGTCGTATCTTGGAAACACATGCTCCAGATGTTCTTTTTATTCTGGAATGTCGTGATGCTGGTCGATTACAAGAACCCATTCGCTCTCGATGTCAGATTAAAAAAATGAATCAGCCATCGCTTCTAATGATACGTCAATATTTGGATACGATACCATCTGTTCGTGCAGATGAAATTATAACGTATATGCAACATAATGATATATCATATCGTCGTGCAAAGCAATGTGCAACACTTCAATTACAGTATCCAGATATTTGGGCAAACACGTTTGCGCACTGTATAAAAGAGAAAGAGATTTTATCAAACTTATCAATGGATAACCTTATAGAATATATTAAAAATGGTTATCATCCTGAAATACTAATTAAATCATTATTATCAAATGAAACAATGTTAAGGGACTACGGCAAATGTATAGAGCATTCTGGTTCATCGTGGGCTTTTTTATCAAGTGCGTTATATAAGGTCGGCGCAACAACCAATAATCAAGAAGAATGAACAGTGATTCAATTGTATCTGTATACTCTGATACACGGTCAGAGTATACGAAACAGTTGTGTATTTTTTTGGTTCCCGCTTATTTTCGGTTTTTTGTTGATTTATTTACAAAAGCAAAACAATCAACTGATCCCAAAAAAGTACTCTGGCAATTTCAAAACTATTTAAATGAGATTCATGACTGGAATATGGAAAAAGTCCACAATGAAATTAACACAATTAATACAAATACGGGATGTGATTATTTAGAGGATTTATTGACCGCAGTATTTATTGCACACACCAAAGTGTTAACTGCAATTCGTTTATCAGCCAATAATAAAAAAGTGGAGATTACTATTCCAAAAGTAGACCATTTTTTATTTAAGGTCCTCTGTGAAATTGCCAAACTTCTGTGGAGTTCTACTTATCTTTTTCGTGAAGATATTTCGGGAATTGATCGTCAACAGAATTATAAGTTGATTGAAGGGATGATTGGAGAAGGTATTACACAAGCTATTCGCAGTTTAGTACCTGTGAAATCCATTTTGAAGAATTTGGTTAATCATGAAGATGAAAAGGGAGATATAAAGAATACTCCTGAAAATGATAGTGATGAGGAAGATTCTATTGTAAAGAAGCCACTTGTTACATTGGAACCTGCTGTTACAGAAAATAAAGCAGATATTACTTCATTGAATGATGAACTATCAGATGCTACATTACCTAAAATTGAGCCAATTGCCCCCGCAGTAGAGGCGCTTACATCAAATCTAGAATCGGCTTCTAACGCAGTCTCAAATGCAGCTTTAAAGGCAGCTTTAAAGGCAGCCTCGCTTATACCATCCATCGCAGAATTGGTAGAGCCAACACCTGAAGCAACCGCAATTCCTCCAATTCCTGCTCTTGAAGAAAATAATGATGCTCCTACCATCATTAATTTAGATGAAAAGCCCAAAGTATCCTTTGCTAGTTTCAATTCCTTCTTCAGCGATGAACCCGAAAATACTGATATGGTAAATGCTACTAATGAAAACACTCCGGATCTAGAAATATTAGATAGTACTGGTTCTGCCCTATCTGGTGATGATTTTGATGACTTAGATAAACCATCCCCAATAGACGAACCTCTGGATGATTACGAAGAATTATAAATACGCGATCTATTTAACATTCTTTTCTCCTACCTACTGAATAATGATACCTATGTGGTTTCCCTGGATATTTGTAGGAGGTGGATTATTTATCGCATTAAGCTTTGTAGGTGCTAAATACAAAGATAAACAATACAGAAATATGCAATTCTTGCAAGATTTTATCAGCGGTGCAATCTTTATTGCATTTCTAGGTGTTCTTGTACCTGATATATTTCCTGAATTTACATTACCTGTTTCCTTACCTTCCATATCACCTTCCGATGAGTTTGATTTACAGATTGGTCCTCCCCGACTTGTTGGAAAATAATGTAAAAGCTAGATAGCAATGCCCACCGCCATTTATGACTCTTCTTTGCTTACCCAGCGCAAAAAACAGAAGGCTGAATCGGGTGAATATATTAGAAAAATGCAAAATAACACCAACACATCTGTTCAATATACTGCACCTCTTGGTATTCAAGACCAATCCATTGTAAATAATGTTAAACAAGGTCAAATGCCTTTTTACCGAAAAGGCGAGGGTGTATATACTGTTGACAATGGTTGCCCTTGCGCTGTAACACAAACGAATCCTATTCTGCCTTAAATATTTATATTATTTATTATTTACAATTCATTACATGCAGTGTAAATAATAGTACTTTGTGACATTAATTAGATTCCTAAAGAATACACTTTCTCATTGGTTTGTCCCTTGTAAATAAAATTCTTAAAAATCTGTTTAGTTAATTGTTCGCGAGGCACAGCACTATGCACATCATGTGCAATCCGAATATAGAGTTCAAATCCTTCATACTTTTCGTTTCCATCGCGGTCTTCATATACTGTACCTCCTGCATCATTCACTGTCCAGCTCCATAATAAATTAAAAAGCTCGGATTTGGTCTCATATACTTTCCATGCACCATCTTTGCTCATTAGTTTCTTACCCTTACCTTTGGTGGGTGTCTCATCAAATAGTCCATCGAGGAGTCCAACAGATAATCGACAGAGATCAAATGACATATTTGGTTTCACTTGAGGCAACTTAGGGTCATAGAATGGACCAAAATTATATTGGTCACTTGCATCTTGATTGGGCCAATGATCATCCGAAATAAAATTACGTTTTCCTAAACGAAAAATAGCACGACCAAAATCAATAATACTAAAGATTTTTCCGTATGTTGGGACACGCCACATAGAACCATCCTTTGTTGAATAGTATAAATACTGTTTATCTGTTGCCCTCCATAAAATATTATTAGAATGCAAGTCATTATGTGTAAAATGCAGAGTTGACTGTAAGAAGGTTAGTACAGAAATGACTTGAAACAACCATGCAATCCATCGTTGCTCCCATTCATGTGAACCTGCTTCAAATCCATCAATCTCATCTTGATCCATTAATGTATCCATAATTCCTTCCTGTGCCTCTTGAGCAATTGTAATAACAGGAATATTTGGAATTTCTATTCCAATGTCAATGTCACAGTCATCATCATTCCAATCTGACCCTTCTGACTCATCTGACCCATTTGACTCATCTGACCTATCTGACTCATCTGACCCTTCAGGATTTTCAAACTCTTCTATACTCTCTGAATGAAGTGATTGATTATCACCTGATGCAATTGATAATTTCTCTAATGTATCTTCTACTTCAAGTATCTGATCAGGTGGATCTTCTGATGATTTCTCTACATCATCATGTTCAATTGTTTGAATAGCATCAAATGATAATGAAGTGGCAGAGCCAATTGAAATAGAATCCTCAACAGAATCTACCTCAATATCTTCATCATTCTCAAATGGAGGTGTGATAATTTCATGATAAAGCTCTTCAGAAACATCTTTATTCACTACAATATTTGCACGATGTGTAGTCAATCCATCCCAAAACCATCTGCAATTTCGATATGTATCATATTCATTTGAAATATTGTATTTATACTTTTTACTAATTCCAGTAAATGAGCCATAAAATAATACACAGTGAGGTGTAAGGTCCATTTCACGAAACCGACTAAGAACATAATTTAACAGATAATCAATATATGCCTGGTTATTGGTGCTATGTATCTTTTGAATCGTTTCTTTCCATGTAGAACCTATCTGTGGAAGAAATGGATGTGATGGTTGTGCATGCTTTTGACGTAATACATCAATCGGATTCAATAAATGTACAATCTTTGTATAAACATCACACTCTTCTGTTTCTGCTGAACCATTCTGTACGCGCTTGGCCTTCCAGAAATTAGGCTTATATTGTTCTATCCATTCACGTACTTGAAATTTAGATGGAAGCTCCAAATGCAATGTTGTACAGATTCCATCTGTACAGGGAAAAAGGTCCAACATTGGATTGTACCGTTGCATATGCTCTATCGTGTCAAATGCGGTTCTGTCATTTTCAGATAATGGACATTCTCTGCATTTATCTTTTTTGATAGACTTGGCAATAGGTAACATCTTCTTTCTTCGTAGACTTCTGTGTAGAAAAGCGTACGCAGATGAAATAGACTCTGTAATAGAATGGCCGCACAGGGTGGAGTAAATGTGAATCTCCGGAAGTTTGCTATGAAATCAATTCCACAAGACGCAGTTGCGATTTTTATTGGTCGTCGGCGTACAGGAAAATCAACTCTTGTTCGCGATTTACTTTTTCATCATCAGGATTTACCACTTGGATGTGTGATTTCTGGCACAGAAGAGTCAAACGGTTTCTTTAAAAAGATTGTTCCACCCATGTTCATTCATGGTGAATACAACCCTGTTATTCTGGCCAATTTCGTAAAAAGACAGAAACTGGTTATGGCACGAATTCAACAGGATGATGGTAAAGGTATCAAATCAAACATTGATCCCCGCGCCTTCTTGATTTTAGATGACTGCATGTATGATGACTCATGGACTCATGACAAAAACATTCGGTATCTCTTCATGAATGGTCGTTGGCTCAAAGTGTTCTTCATTATTACCATGCAGTTTCCTCTCGGTATCCAGCCCGCTCTTCGTACCAATGTAGATTATGTCTTTATCTTACGGGAACCTTACATGAATAATCGTAAACGTCTGTTTGAAAACTACGGGTCTGCTTTTCCATCCTTTGAGTTTTTCTGTCAAATGATGGACCAATGTACACAGAATTATGAATGTATTGTAATCAATAATAATACACAGAGTAATAAATTGGAAGATACTATTTTCTGGTACAAAGCCGAAGTGCACGGTGAATTCAAAATGGGTGCACCTGAGCTTTGGCGACAATCTGAGATGATTGCACGTGTCAAGGAAGAAGAGGAAATCAATAATTATGACCCCCGAGGAAGTATGAAACTCCGTGGACCCGCCATTAATGTTCAAAAGAAATACTAGAATGAAGACGACATGGTTTTGCTGTTGCTGTTGCATTATTATTCTAGTAGTGGTTCTATACACTGTATATTATACAGAGGGGTTTGAGGAGAAAAAAGAAGAGCCAAAACAAAAGCAATCATTATTTGGAGCAGTATTAGAGGCGGCAAATAAAAACGTAAATGAAACTGCCTGAAAATAAATAAATACTAGTAGAATGCGTATAAAACAACTCATTGTAGTAGTATTGGTCATTGTGATATTATATGCAACTTGCACTGTAACTGATGGATTTGTCGATGCAGGACGATGTGGCGTAGATTTGCCTCCATGTGCAAATGGACTACGGTGTATGAATGGTTATTGTAAATCAGATATTGCCCCTGTTCTCCCGCGATTTTCTGATTTACCCATCATGCCCTGATACAATTAAAACCTATGTATTTGCTAGAAAATGAATAATTCTAAAGCAATGGGTTTAGGCGCAATGTTGTTATTTTTAGTCGCGGCAGTTGTTTTATTACCGATTGTAGTACGCTTTATTGATAAGATGGAGCCGCATTATGTATCAGGCTTTCAGGATTTTGCTGTTCCCACTATTCCGAAACAAGGAGGTGATTCCACTTATCGTCCTGACCGCAATACAGACTATCTGTGCTCATCCCCTAATGGTGATGGACAATCATGCCCTGAAGGGACCTTCTGTGATGGCTCTAGCCAACAATGTGTTTCAACCTATGTAGGTGGTGAAGTACCTGATACGGGATATTTTGCGTAAATACTATTTTATTGTCAGTTGATTTGTAATTCGTTTCTGTAATTCTATCATCATTGCCTTTAATTTATCTTGATATGTAAATAAGATATAGGAGATAATAACACCACCCGATGCTTCTTTTAATAATGAATATGTGAATCCATACTGTTTATCTAACGGAAAAGGTATATATTGAATCATATTACGTATAATATAATATCCTATTGCAATAAGACTAATTATCCCTGCAATTTCAAAGAACAATTTCAATGATGATTTATTATTGGGTTCTGTGTCAGGTACAATTTTATCTAGCATGACAGATAATAATGTACCACCCAAAAAATATAAAATGGAACTATATACAATCGCTATAATTTTAATTGCATAAAATCCTATATTCATTCTATTGTATCATATGAATATAGTATTATTTTCTTACATAACGGCAACAAGTTTTACGGTAACAGGTTTTACGGTAACGCAGCGTCGGACTCTTCCACTACCTTTTCAATCGTAACGGCGGCTTTATCCACTTTTCGTTGAAGTGCCAAATCACCCTTTGCGCCAAACATGCTACCGAAGTTTTCAGAAACACCTGCATCTGTAACAGCCGCGCCAGCACCAGCACCAGCAGCTGCAGCTGCGCCCTTCGGTCCCTTCGTACGCTCTTCAAAGAACTTCTCACGAGAATCCTCATTCTCCTTGTACTTCTTCATCAACGTATTCAATTGCTCATTGTTGTATTCCTGATCCTTTACATCATTCGGATTAGGATCCCACGGAGTCCACTTACCAACCTCACCCATATAAATGTTATGATACTTGTCCTTCGTCTGTAACTTCTTTGCCTTGAGTTCAGCCTCCTTTGAATTACCATATACACCGCGCACCTTCACACCACGCATAGACGTATGGAAATCATTCAATGCATAAAACTCCTCCTCCAACTTTGAGCGATTTGCAAACATAAACTCGTCATATGCCTCTCCAATCGTCGTCTTTGTAATAGACGCCTGGTTGGTCTTAATAAATTGAGTGTAGTTTGTGATGACATTGTCAATTGATAAACGATTTTTACGGCAGATTGCAGCGGAATCAAACAAGTCGTTCTTCTCAAGCTCACGGGCCTTCTCATCCAACTCATCATTTACATTCTTTACGGTCTCCACCAAAAACTTCTCCAAGTTCTTTACCTTCCAATCCACTTCATAGGATTCAACAAACTTCTTGAAAAAGTAGACTTCCTTCTTATCCAGCACTTTCTCCGGGCTAAGAAAACTCAACAAGACATAACGCTGGCCAGGAATCTCCGTATCTTCATCCAGAAAATCTTCTACTACGTTCTGTGATTGTGACATCTTCTATGTTGTGAAAGTGCATTATGCTTTAAACTCGTTTAGAAAGACTATGGAGCAGCACTGAGTTTTTTTCTAATGATGGAATATACACAGATGATGGGTTACGGATTTGCTGAAATTGTGAACCGCGTTATCAAATATTTGATCGAAGGTCTTGTTATTGCCGCCGCTGCTATCTTTATCCCCAAGCGCGCCTTGCCCTTGGATGAGGTCGCCACCCTCGCCGTCTTGGCCGCTGTCGTGTTCGCTATCTTGGACGCTGTTAGTCCCAGCATGGGTGTTACAACGCGTCAAGGCGCAGGATTGGGGCTTGGATTCAAGATCGTTGGATTTCCTATGTAAAATACTAGTGTTTTTATTTACTATTTTCTCGTAACTCTATTTACTTGAAAATAGCATATGATACCCCTCCTGACTCACTTTCTAAAATTCAGGGGTTTTTAGAGGGTTTACTATTTTGCAATTTTCCAGACCTCTACAATGAACCCCATAACAATCAGTACTTGATATGAAAACACATGTTGGCAGTGAATCCAATAATGCTGTAATTTCGTCCTGAAGTGCTTTTTTCCAATCATATCTGTTAAACCATACATCTAATTGTGAAATATGAATAATAGAATATCCTTCTGCTATACATTTTTGTATCTTTTCTATATCTTTTGCTTGAACATTTTCAGGAGCATCCCAATTGGAAATTTGAACAAAATGCTGCTCTCCATCTAATTCAATCAATATATTTCCAACTCCAAAATCAAATGGCATAATACTATTTGTTTTAGAGAAACGGCACCAATCAAAACGTAATTGTTTCTTGCATTGTGGATATTCTTTAGAAAGAAATTCTAACAATTTTGCTTCTGATTTATTCTTGCAATAAGGACACCAATATCCTGTCAAGACATTGTATACTTTTGCATCAAATTCACTTGAACATTTATCACAAGTAAAGATAGCACGTTGCTCAGAACCTTTGAATACACCACGTAAAGTTACTGCGCAATCTATAGATAATGCGAATTCTCGGTATTTGTGCCAATGCTACAACTGATAAACGCCTACATTCTGCGGTGTTATTATATAATCCTGTCATTATTTTAAACGAAGAGGATCCAAGCGCTGTCCCACAATTAATTGCAGAATTTGAACAAATGAGTCATGTTGTTGTATCTGATGAATTATACAAAGTTTATTGTGACTGGTTAGATTTCTTCAACACATATAATGGTCGAATCACATTTACCACTTCAGAACGTCAGGTAGGATATCATCTTATTACAAAGATTATGATTACCTGATATATTTTATCATATTATCCCACCGTTTTTATATACATCCATTTTTGGTCCTTACAAATAAGCTCCCATGTTTTATCCTGCATATAGAGCTTGTCACGATTCTTCAATAACGGAAAACATGCCAAATATTCATCCATTTCCAGAAGCTCACAGAATTTGTACAGAACATAACTATAGGACAAAAAGTTACGCCGACCTTTTGGACAATGTTTCTTAAAAGATGGTTGAATTTCACGAAACATATGACGCAGTCGCTCTTCATCTTCTCGTGACATAAATGGGGCATTCTGTCCATTTAGACGATTAATGATATGAGGAATATGCTCATAGTATTTTGAACATTTCATCTTACGAAGAATCTCGCGCATCTTTGTTGGTTTCAATTTGCTCATGTCTGTGATTTGCTCACGCTTCAATTGAAACAGAATGGCATCATAAATATCTTCTGGGATTTCTGTACTTTCCTTGGCCTGGAATTGTGCGAGCCATTCATTGAAATGATTAATCTTTTTGTAGGCATAATAACATGCCTCGCGAGGCGGATCCTTATAAGATGGTTTATCAGTATCTACTAAGAGTGCTTCCTGATATCCACATTTAGAACATGTAATATGTGCTTCATTTAAACAGATAATCATTTCACTGTTACATTTATCACAAACAGTCCATTCATCCTCATAATCATCAAGGGTATTACGAACCATGCTTGGGTCTTCTAATTGCAAATAATCATTGAGGAGTTGATTGCGTTGCATCGCTTTTTGAATAGGTCTTGGTGCATCTGGTTTATTTCCCTCTTCTTGTGCTACCTCTTCCAAAATCGCTAAGATGGAGCCTGATTTGGCTTTGGAGGATTGGTGTGTATAATTTCCTTGCTGGATTTGATCCTGGATATCGTAATAATTGTATAAAATATCC